TTGGTTTAAGCTCAACAAAAAATTAGCCGAATATAAAAAGGTTAAGCAAAAAAACAAATCTAATAATTTAGGTAAGAGTGCCGGAACAAATAATCATTGAGTTCATAGGTGATGCTAGTAAGTTAGCACCTGCAGTGGATGTATTGGAGCAATTAGGTCAGATTGATGCAAAAGCTGCACAGTCTTTCCGTGCAAGTAACGCCGAACTTGCTAAAAGGGAAACTATACTTAAAAAAACGAATGCTGAAGAGCAAAAGCAGGTAAAGACAATTAATGATGTTGGTAAAAGTGTTGCAAAGCTTGGCTCAACATTTAAACAAGCTTTCGAAGCAGAGATTATGACTGCAATAGATGAAGCAGGTATCTCTATAGAAGAATTTGAGGCAGCTCTTAAAAAAAATGGAATTACATTAGACTCTTATATAAAATCCCAAATAGACCTAAAAGGACAGCTTAAGCAAACGGTTAATGCAATGACCATTTTAAAAGCAAATAACGAAGATGTTAGCGTACAATATGAAGAATTGAAAGAAAAAGCTGGCGGTTTGAAAAAAGCGATTAATGATGTCAACAAAGAAGTTAAAGAATCAGGGAGTGATACCAAAGGGCTTTCCAAACTAATAGAACTTACAAGAGGTATTGCAGGTGGTTACGCTGTACTATCTGCAGGAGCTGCAATATTTGGTGACGAGAATAAAAATGTAGAAGAAACGATAGCACAAGTAAATTCTGCTATGGCTGTTATGCAAGGGCTACAAGAAATTGGTATAATATTAAATAAAACAGAATATCAATCTTTAGGTGCAATTGTTGGGTTACAAAGAGTGCAAGTAATTCAAACTAATTTACAAACAGCTGCGGAAAGTAAAAGTGTTATTGTTAGATGGTTGGCAGTTGCTGCACAAAGAGCCTTGAATGTAGCAATGAGTGCAAACCCAATAGGAATTTTAATAGTTGGTATTGCAGCTGTAGCTGCTGGATTAGCTCTTTTTGGAACTAATGCTAGAGAAAGCGCAAGAGCTCAGGCAGAGCTAAATTCTACTCTTAAAGACTTGGGAGAGTATTTGGATGAAGATTTGAAAAGAATAGAAAACTTCAATGCAAAAATGGTTGCATTTGGTTTAGTAAGAGGTGAAGGATATAATTTTTTTATTAAAAAGGAAGAAGAATTATATAATGCAGAGCTTGTTAGAATTCAAGAGAGTATTAATAATGCAAATAAATTATTAGATGATGAAAAAAAGATCAATAAACTAAGTGAAGAAGATTTTAAAAAACTTTTGGAAAGCAAACAAAAAGCAGAAGAAAAAAAACAAGCTATTATTGATAAAGCTGACATTAGAAAATATGAAATACAAAGAGAACAATATGAAAGAGATATAAAAAGTTTTACCGCATACCAAGATGCAAAAGTATTTATTGCACGAAAAGGGAGTATTGCAGAATTGGAAGCACAAATCAATGCTTCAAAAGCAAGAAGAGATGCAGAACTAAATCTAAACCCAGATTTAACACCTGGAGAAAGAGCAAAAATTATTGCTCAAACAAACAGGGAAATACTTGAATTAGACAATGCAATAACAGTTAAGAGACTTCAAAATATTAAATTTCTTAAAGATGCTGCATTATTAAATGCAAAAGCTGGATCTATTGCAGAATTACAAATAAAAAAAGATGCTGTTATTGCAAGTAGAAATGTTGAATTAGCAGCATTAGGTATATCTACTGAACAGCAAAAAGCAATTAGAGCTTCTAGTGCTCGAGAAATTAAAGAAATAGATGCTCAATTACAACAGAGAAGAATTCAGTTACAAATTGATAGTAATGATGCTTTGTTATCAAAAGCAAAAGAGGGTAGTAAAGAGCAGTTTAAATTTTCTATAGAAGCCTTAAAATTACAGTATGAATATGATTTAAAAGAGCTCGGAATTACTGCTAATAAAAAAACTGCAATAGAAGAAAAGTACTTAAAATCTGTTAGAGATTTAACAAAGCAGTTTAATAAGCAAACTGCAGAAGATACTGTTAATACAAAATTATCTGATACCAATACCAAATTGGCCGCCTTACAAAAAGCAAGTACAAGTGCAACGAATGCAGAAGTTTTAGGTCTTAAAAAACAAGCAATTGACGAACAGGTACAATTAGAAATTATATCTGCAGAGTTTTCTATACACAATGAGCAGGCAAAACAGGCAAAACTCAAAGAGATTATAGCTAAGGCAAATGCTGAAAAACTTGCTTTAGAAGAAGCACAAAAGATTGCAATTATAAATAATAGCCTTGAAACTACGCAACTAGAGATAGCGTTGGAGCAAAATAAACAAATAAAAATACTAAACACTGGCGGCTTCGGATTTAAAAAAAGAATCGAAGCAAGAAAAGAAATCAAACGATTAGAGATTGAGGCTATAAAAGCAGAAGAAAACGCTAACGAAGAAAAGTTTAAAAAACAACTTATAACGCTAGAAGAATATGAAAAAAAGAAACTAGAAATTTCTAAAAAATATTCCGATAAGGATTTGGAAAATACAATTGAAAAAGAGGATTTAAAAAAACAAATAAAAGAAGCATCAATAAAATTAGCACAAGATATTTCCAATGCTTACTTTGAGGTAGAACAAGCTCAAATACAAGCAAGATTAGATAGTGAATTGAAGCGTATTGATGAACAAAAAAGTAAGGAATTGGAAAATGCCAATCTTACCGAGCAGCAAAAAGCCGACATCAATGCTAAGTATCGTGAAAAAGAAAGAGCAATTAGACGTAAAGCTGCTGAAGATGAGAAACAAGCTAAAATTACCCAAGCTTTAATTAATGGAGCTTTAGCAATAACTAATATTCTTGCAACTATGCCAAAGTTTGATTTTGGTGTTGCATCTGCATTAGCTATAGGTGCATCAATAGTTAGTACAGGAATTGCAGTTGCCAAAATTAAATCGACTCCAATTCCTGCGTTTAAAACTGGTACAAAAAATGCCCCATCTGGTTATGCATTGGTAGGAGAGGAAGGTCCAGAGATTGTAAAACTAAATGGTGGTGAAAAAATATATAAGTATAAAGATAGTATGCGCATCGCCGATGCCTGGCGTGGCGGTTTGGCTGCAAATGCAGATGAAATTCTTACAATGGGTGGTAGACTTCCAATATTTAATAATGAAGCAGTAAGCAATACTTATGTTGATAAATCGGGTAGTTTAAGTATAGATTATACAAAACTTGGTAAAGCTATTGTAAGCCAACTGCCAAAGCCTGTAATTAATAATATAATAATGGATGAAAATGGATTTTCGAAATACATTATAGATAATGGTAACAAAACAACTATTAAAAACGAAAGATATACATTTTAATGAATTGGATCTTTACCATATTAGACCGAAATAACGTTGCTCATCTAATTGATGAACCTATAGGCTTTTCTGATTGTGAAATTGAGATTAAACGAGATTTGGAAACACACGGTATTTTCTTTGATTACCAAAAAAATGATTTTTCTTTTGATGGTACTGCTATGCAATTAATTAGGAAAGAATATGATGACTATGGTGTGGAAGGCAATATGCAGTTAATTATAGAATGGAGTTGTAATAATGAGTTAGTCGAGCTATATAGAGGAAAATTATTGTTTGCTGATTATAATTATACCTGTGGGGATGAATGCTTTGTTAAACTTCCTATGGAAACCAGCAGCGACATACTAAACTTAAAAAATAAAAAGGATCAAAAGGTAAATTTATTAACAGATAAAGCTTTCGATGGTACTACTTCTTTAGTGCCTTATAATAAACTTGGTTTTGAAATGTCTTTACCAAGCAAAGCCATATTATTGCAAAACAAAAGCTTAAATGAAACATTAAATATTACTCCAGTTTTAGGGCAATATCCTGGCTTTGTGCCAAGTGGAGCAAGTTGGGCACAAGGAGGTTTTGGAATGGTTGATTTTGGGTTTACAAAAACTATATCTAGTGAAATTGGTAACTATTTTACAAATTCTCAACCAAGGTTTAATGATTTGGATATTGCAGATTCCAACGGGTTTGTAGTGTCTGGAATAAGTGCATTTGTAAAAATGTATCCGCCGTATTGCGATACTATTTATAACCTACAGCCAGGCACACCTAATTATGGTGTTGCAACCTATCCTTATAAACTAGACATACAATTAGCTGGCACTTTAAAAAACTTGAATTGTAGAAGCCTTGGTGGTTGTGTCTTTTTTATTTACAAAAAAAATAGTGCTGGAATTTTATCGGAAGTATACAGGCAAGTTGTTTTGGATTTACCCCTTACAACTAATAATGATATACCTTTTAATATAAATTACATAGATAATAATTTTCCACTAGATAATGGCGATCAAATATTTAGTTTTCTTTCTTTAACATATTTAAAATATGCAACTGCAATTACTAATAATTTAGATGCATTTCAAATTGAATGCGCCGCTAATAACTACTTTAAATTAACTAATTTAAGTGTTACCGAACCTACTTTAAGTAAAGTTTTTATGGTTAATGAAGCTTTTAGTAGAATAACTGAAGCTATAACAAACGATGCGGTAAGAGTGTATAGTGATTATTTTGGACGAACTGATGCACAGCCTTATACAAGTATACAAGATGGCTGTGGAAGCTTAGAAGTGATTACAAAAGGCTTGTATTTAAGAAGGCAGGAAAATAGAATACCTAACCAGCCTTTTACAATGAATGTAAGTTTACAAGATATGTTAGAGGGACTGGAACCAATACATCATATCGGCATAGGTTTTGAAAATGACCCTAATAGAGTAGGCTATAACCTTCTTAGAATAGAAAATTGGAAATATTTTTATAAACAAACCGTTGTGCTTAGTTGTGTTGGAGTTAACAAGATTGATAATGAGGTTATCAAAAGTGAACATTATTCTACTTTTAAAATTGGTTACGAAAAATGGGAAGCCGAAGAATACAATGGCTTGGATGAATTTTTAACCAAACGTAATTTTAGAACTACTTTAAGTCAAATTAAGAATGAGCTTTCTAAATTGAGTAAATTTATAACAAGTGGTTATGCCATAGAGATTACTAAGCGAAAATTTAGCGCAGATAGTAAGGATTGGCGTTATGACAATGATACTTTTTTGATTTGCTGCAAAAGAAATAATTCAAACGATATTATAGTTGAACTTGGCAATATTCTCAATCCACAAAATATTATAGATCCTGACACCATTTATAATTACAGAATATCCCCAATTCGTAATGCTTTGCGTTGGATGAACAAAATATTTGCAAGTTATAATAACATCAACCCTACTAACAATATTATATTTATGGACGGCGATGGCAATTATTTTGCCAGTGGCGAAATGGCATCTTCTGATTGCAAGTTTGAAAATCAAGAAGTTTTCGAAAGCCAAAACATAGATAATTCACTCTATGGAGATCCTAATAAAGCTGCACCAATATTAAAACCTGAAAGAGACACTTTTCAATATCCATTAAGTGTTAAGGAATTTAGAGAATTATTAAGCAATCCTTATGGAGTTATAGAGTATAATAACACATGTATAAATAGCGAAGGATGGATAGATACGATAAAATATAAACCAAGCATTGGAACAGCAACTTTCAAATTAATTCCTAAATATTAAATTATGGCAGTACAATTAATCAATAAAAAATTCAGCTTTTTACAATTTGGTTTTGATACCAATACTGTAGCTACTTGTGGTTGTGATAATTGCTATTTACCTGTATTAGAAGATGCGGATATTGCTTTTCAAGTTCTGCTAAAAACTACTACAGCACTAGAAGCAACTAATATAATGCTTTTAACTGAAGATAAATTTAACCTCTGCTTACTAAACAATGCAACTGTAACAGATAGTAGCACATTTAATGCTGCAATTAAACACAACTATGTAGCTGAAAACATACACTTTGCACGTCATCAAATAAGTCCAACAGAGATAGTATTATACTGGCCACACGGTATTTTTGATTTAGTGAGTTTTGTATTAATTGAAGAAGTATTTAGATTAGGAATAAAAATCGAAATAACTACAGGTGTGTTTATTGAATTCCCATCTAATAGGTTGTACAGAACAGATGACAAGTGCTTTACAAGTAGGCTTACTTACAGTTGTGATGAAGATAGCTATGGGTTTGTTTATTGTAATGTTGATTATCCTAATAGTGTTAGGCTTCCTTTTCATTTAACCAAGCCAAATTGGAATGACGATGAAAATATTTATGTAAGAAGTGATGGAAGTATTAAAATAACTAAATCAGTTACACAAAAAGAATATGAATGTTTTACTGATTGGTTAAACGAAGATTTTCACGAAAAATTTAAAATTGCATTATCCCATGATGATGTACAAGTTAATGCAGCAAAGTATACTGGCGGTATTCGTAAAAACGGAAAGTATGAGCCTAATTATGAAGAAACAAATATGGAAAATTTAGCTCCAGCATCTTTTAAAGTTTTTGCTACTCCATATTTAGTGAAAAATGATAATTGCCAAGTATGTGAGCCTTTTATTAGCAATACCTGTGGTATCATTAACAGCTTAATTGGGTTAACTACAGATGATCCGGGAACTACTTGGAATACAACTATTAGCTCTTGTACTTTCTCTAATGTATTGGTTGCTGGAGCAAACCAAACAGTAGATATATTAATTCGCGAAGGTGGAACAACTGGCGCATTTGTAAGCTCTGGCATAATTACATTTGATTATACCGGAGTATTAACTTCAACACCAAATCCATTTGTAATAAGTAATATACCAGATGCTTGGCTTAGCGTTGAAATAAAAGCAATAAATACTTGTGGCACTCTCTATGTTGTTACAAGAAACAATCCAACAAATTGTAATGCACCTACTAATCTTGTATTAGTATCTAATGTACCATCTACTGTTAATAATAACAATAACGATATTACGTTGCATTTTACACCTGCATCGGGTATTACTATGTACAATTTTGAGTTAGAAGATACAATTGCAGCCTCAATTATTTTCACTGGCAATATTGCACAAAATGGAAATCCGTCTACAATATTTTTAGCAAACTTAGCACCATCTAACTATCAGTATAGAATAAGAAGCATTTGCGGTGGTGGTATTTATAGCGCATTTATAAGTATTAATTTATAAATGAAAAAAAACGAAACAAACTTTTAAGATTAAGAAATGACAACATTCACACCAGAGCAATTAAAAACTTTTTTTTCTGGAAATTATTTTCACAAAACCTATAATGCAACTAAAGAAATTGCAGATGGGTTACGATTACACGCCGATGGTATTTACCCGAAAGCATTAATTGAAGAGCGCCGACCAAGCGAAGGATTGGCTGTAAAAGCGTATAGGCAAAAAATTTGGAAACCAATTACAAAAAGTACTGTAGGGCGTGTCATCTTAGCATTTCAAAAAATAAGAAAATCTGCAGATTGGTCCATAAAGTTTGACTCTACAAAATTGCCATCTAGTATAATTGAACAAGAAAGCCCAGCTAATTATTTAGAAAAAAATTTTCCCAAACATAACAGTTTAACAAATTGGGCTTTTAGTATTTTATTAAAAAGTTGGCTAATAGATAGCAATGGTTGCATTGCAGTTTTTCCAGAGCCATTTAAAAATAATATTCCTAACAGTTATCAAAATCCAATACCCTACATATTCGATGCTGATTGTATTATTGATTACAAAGAAGGAGAGTATTATGTACTTAAATCTACTGACAAAGTTATTTATGGAACAGATAAAAAAAGTTGGGGGGATGTTTATTATATATTGGATAAAAATTCAGTTTTTCGGTTTGAACAAATAGATAGTATTAGATCATTTAAATTGGCCTGGGAATATGTCCACAATCTTAATGAGGTGCAAGTAATACCAATGAAAGGGGTTTTTAAAAAAAATCAAGACAATCAAACAATTTATGAAAGCGTATTGCAAAATATGGTACCGTTCTTAGATGAAGCTGTACGTGAGTATAGCGATGTACAAGCCGAGGTTGTAAAAAATATTCATTCAAAAGAATGGGAGTTTGTTACCGACGATTGCCAAAAATGTAAAGGCAAGGGAACTTATACTGCAACTGGATTAACCAATACAAGTGTAACTTGTGAATTGTGCAACGGATCTGGTGGAAAAACGAGAGGTCCATATTCTACTTTACAAATTAAAGCGCCTATGGCTGGCGAAATTTCGGTACCAACTCCGCCAATGGGTTATGTACAAAAAGATACCAGCATTATAGAAATACAAGACAAGAGGGTAGAAAAACACAAGCTAGATGCATTAGCTAGTGTTAATATGCAATTTTTAGAACAAATACCTTTGAACCAAAGTGGTGTAGCAAAAGAAGTGGATCAAGATGGATTAAATACTACAGTAAACTTTGTTGCCGAAAACATAGTTTATATGATGGATAGGTTTGCATACTTATCCATTGAGCAACGCTACAATACAGTAGTTTCCGACAAGCAAACAAGAATGGATTTGCTACCTACAATTGCAGTTCCAGACAAGTTAGATTTATTGAGTGCATCCTATTTAGAAACACAACTGAAGAATGCTAAGGATGCAAAAGCTAATCCTGTTATTATTGTAGCTATGGAAAAGGAATATGCAAATAAAAAATTTGCAAATGACCCACAAGTAAGAGATATGGTAAGCTTAATTCTTTCTTTAGATCCCTTAGCTGGAGTTAGCGAAGATGATAAATTAAGCAGATTAGGCAATAAAGGTATTACAATGGAAACTTATGTAATGAGTTGCAATTTGCAAGAATTTATAAACCGTGCAATTGATGAAAAAGGAGATGCTTTTTATACTTTAAAAACAAAGGACCAAAAGATAATTATTAGAGAATTTGCTAAACAACAAATTGAAGAAGAAAACACAACTTCAAAAATAATCGATTTGGCTAACGCCGAAAACGATCCGCTAACCAAGCAATAAAACGAGCAGGAATTTTAAAAATAATTGTCAAAAGTTCTAATCTGGAATTACTGGGCTTATACATAGCCAACAAAAATAAAACAAATATTATTATGCAGCAAAAGCTTTGGCAGATTTTAAAAAACTTATTTCCTTAATTACTTCAACTGTTGATGGGTTTAATAACACTATTCCTGGCATTCAAAAAAAGATGCTAGATGAACTATTGTTATTAACAAAAAAGTTGGATATTAAAGGGGAAAATATTGCCATTTCTGGAGCAAATATTAAATTACTTACGCAGCTTCAAAGCAAGTTGCAAAACATTATACTTAACCCAAATTATGTAAATGGCGTTAAAGAATATGTAAATTCATTTAATGATGTTGTAAATATTCAGCACGATTATTTTACAGAAATAACCGAAAAATTTAAACCACCAAAGTTAAGCAGTGAGCTTAAAAAACAAGCTATAATAGGAGTAGTTAACAACCTCACAGAAAATGGATTAAATGCTAATGTTATTGATAAAGTAAAAGATATTTTGCGAAAGTCAATAACAACTGGCGGTAGTTACTCCAGTCTTAGCCAATCCTTAACCAATTTTATAATTGATAATAAAAGTGGGGAAGGGCAATTAGTAAAGTACACGAAGCAAATTACCACAGATGCATTAAATCAATTTAGTGGCCAGTACACCCAATTAATAAGTAGTGATCTAGGATATGAATGGTTTCGATATTCTGGTTCCAATATTGAAACTACACGCCCTTTTTGCCTGGCTTGTACCGAAAGAAAATATTTTCATATAAGCGAACTTCCAAATGTTTTAAAAGGAAAATTTCAAGAATTTGTAAAGTATAATGGTGCTGTAAACCCTAAAACCGATTTACCTTATGGCTTTATTCCTAATACCGATGTAAGCAATTTTATGATTAACCGTGGTGGTTATAATTGTGGTCATCAATGGCGACCAGTTAGTGAGGACCTTGTACCAATGGAACACCAATATAGGGTAAAAAGTACTTTGGATTACCACAATTGGGCATTGGCAAATAATAGGGAAGTTGAACCTATAAAAGCACAAGAAACAAAAGATGTAAAAGTTGAACCTACAATTAAAGAAAAGGTACTAGAAAAAAATAAAGATATTTTAAAAAAGATAGAGGCAAAAGGTTATGTAATGGATAATGAATTGTTAGATAGTTTGGGTGATGAAATAAGTTTTACAACAATGCGGAAGAGTGGTGCTCATTATTTACATAGTACAAAAACTATTTCTATTGGAAGTAATCCTGATCGGATGAAAAGTGAATATTTCAAACAAACAGTTTTACCTCACGAGATTGGTCATGCTATTCATAGTGCCAAAGGAATAATAGAAAAAGGTGTTGTTAGTGAGGACTTTGCAAATCACTTTGCAAAATTAAAAACAAAAATTTCAGGCAAAGAAAAAGAGATTAACGAATTAATCTATTCCAAAATAAAAGAAAATCGAAACAATGAAAACAACTTAGAGCAACTTTATGTAATCTATGACATACTTGGTAGCTTAACTAAAGGTAGATATGGCGGGGGTCATACAAAATCTTACTATAATAGACCTACTGGTGGACAAGTAGAAATATTCGCTCATTCAGTAAGCTTATTTAAGGTTAAAAACGATTTTGAAAGCATTTCCACTGAAATTGCTGATGTTATTAGAGAAATGAAAGCTTATATATCAAAAGTCTTGTAACGCATAGGTAACATTACCAGTATATTCACCATCAATAACTTCATCAATCCAAATAATTTTTTTATTTTCCTCGATTGCTTTTGGTACTAATTCTTTTTCAATAAAATCAAAGCCAAAAGTAGAAGCGCCGCCATATAAATCAGCTTCAGTTTGATTTCTTGTTCTTAAATATAAATCCAAAGTGTTCATAATTACATTTTTAAAAATCCTTCTAATATTTTTTCGTAGTCCATTATTTGGTGCACCCATACCATTTCACCACTTTCATCATCTATTTCAAAATTTGGTTCACATACACATTCCGCATCTTCAATATGCTTTTCTTTTTCACTTTCTGGAATAATGTGTATTGCCATATTACGAAGTTAGTTTAAAAAGCATATTCTTTTCTTTGCTTAACTCAAAATCATAGTGCACATCTGAATTTAAGCCACAAACGACTTTGTACATTACTTCTTTTCTATAAACTTCAATGCAATAAACCAATCTTGGTAACTGTTCTGTGTCGGTAACCAAATATACAGTTTCCCCAATATCAAATTCATTAATAATTGTTTTCATTTTTCTTGTAATTTTTTTCCTCTTCTAAGTAATAAGTATATAGTTTGTTCTAAACTATACTGGCAATTGCACTTTTTCTTTTGTTCTGCCTGAGCATCTATAACTATATCATAAATATCCTTAGGAATGCCCCTTAATTGTAAATGTTTAGGCTTATAATTTTCTTTAGTTATATCCATTTGATACAAATATAAATTTATTAATAGTAAAATACAAAGATTTTAAATAAAATTTGTGTAAAATTTACAAAAAATGGCAAAAAAGCTTAAAGTTACCCAACCAGTTACAATTGATGGTCAAAATTTAGCCTATGATGGCGATATAAAACCATTAACTACTTCAAGTATTGTGGAGCTAGGTGCAAAAAAAGAATTTGAAAAATTTAATGAGCAGTTACCCGAGCATCTTAAATACACTTTTGAAGTAGTAGACGAAGATGGTGTAGAGGCTGCTTCAAATGTAGATGTAGCTAAAATAACTTCAGAATTAGCCGACAAGGAAGCAGAAGTTACTAAAGCTAATGAGGCTGTAGTTGCTAAGGATAAAGCTATTGCCGACAAGGAAGCAGAAGTTGCTAAAGCTAATGAGCAAATTGCCAATCTAACAAAGCAGTTAGACGAAGCAAAAAAAGCTGCAGCAAAAACAGTCGTTAAATAATTAGTAACCCAATCACTAAAATATGATTCATAATTTAGGCCAGTTGCTACAGCACTTGGCAACAAAATCTGGAGTATTAGCAAATGATCCCAACTTAATAAATGTATTAAGCAATGCTGAACTCACTAAAATAACTTTGCATAGCGATTTAGTTAGGCAAATTGATGAAAATCTATTATCTATCGATGTTGCAAAGGACAATCACCCGGTATTATCTACCCATTATAAAAGTCAAGCATTAAATGCTTTGGATAAAAGACTTTTAGCAATAGTGGGGGAATCTAATTTGCTTAATGAAGAGGAATTAACGGAGTTTAAAAAACCAACTAATAGCTACAAAAAGCTTGATACCGTTTTTGAAAAACTTAAAGCGGTTAAACCTGAGCCGTCTGGTGATGCTAAGCCAAATGAGGCTTTAAAAAAGCAAGTGGATGAGTTAGTTGTAAAGATTGCAGAAGGTGTTAAAGAAAGAGAAACATTAGTAGCAACACATAATGAATCTTTACAAAAAGTAAAAACTGGTTACACATTCAGAGAAAAATTAGGCACTAGAAAAACTATTTTAGATGCACTTTCTCAAGAGACAAGAACGACTAGCCTTATGGCTGTTATTGATAAAGCATTGCAAGAAAAAGACGCAGTGCTCACTTATGATGAAAATGGCAATGCACAATTGCAAAAAAAAGACGGTACAAAACTATTAGCTGCCAACAATACTCCAATTTCGTTAGACGATCTTATTGATGGTGCTTTAGCTACCGAAAAATTATTAGTGGTTGCGCCAGAGCAATCAACCAATCCAACGCCTACACCAATTACGGTGCCTGGCGGTAATCCGACCGTAATTGACGGTACCAACCAATCTGTAGCAGATTATAATTTAGCTCAATTAGGGGTTAATTAAAGCTACAGCAAACCTTTTTTATTATTTAAAAAAATGGCAGATGGTTATAACGTGCCCATATTAAGGCACATAAGTCAGGTTAATAAAATTAATCCTGCTAAAAAAATAGCACCACTAGGAATGCTTAGTGCTGTATTATCTAATCAAGATAACAGTGCACAATTAATTAACTCCGACCGTGATGAAAGCGGTCATAGAAAAGAGTTAAAAGTAAAGTATCGTAAAAGAGTTTTGGAAAGTGCTGTAAGCGATGGCCCAGCAGATTGTAATGGTGGTGCAACTCCAGTTTACAACGAATTTGGCTTTCCAGCAATGTTGCAAAATACGTATCAATTATTTGTTCCTATCAATTTACTTCGTCAATACGAAAAAGATTGTAGCGACCATATTACTTTGAATGGTGCTGTTCCTGTTGATATTAAGAAGCAGACCAACGTAATGAAAGAAATGTATGAAATGCTTGTAGAAGGTGGCCAAGCCATTTTAAAGCGTATTAACACTCGTTTAGTTACAAGTATGGCTACACAATTTGGCGTTAATACAGTAAGCGGTAACAATGCTGCAAGAGCATTATCATTTCAATTGGGTACTACAGGTATGCAAGATGCAATGGTGCAATTAATTAACGACTGGAGAGAAAACGAATTAGACGATGCTGTTTTTATGGTTGGTAATGGTGCATTTTCAAACTATGATCTTATTAAAAGGATTATGAGTAATATGCCAAACGACCAAGGTGTTAATCAAGCGGCTTTGGCTAACCTTATGCCTAAAGTATACTTTGATAAAGATACTAGAGCTGTTTGGGGTGCTAACCAAGTTGGTGTATTTGAAAAGGGTAGTGTACACTTCTTAACGTACAACGATTACCAAGGTAATTTCCGTCAATCTGTTGCTAATAGTGATTTCTTCACAATGGCTTTACCTATTAATGAATATGTAGGTACTATGTATAACCCAATGCCAAATGAAAACTTGAATAAGCTTTTATTTGATGTGCAAGTGAAAGAATTTGATTGTGCTCAAGAGTTACTTATTAATGGTGTGCTTACTAATACTGGCGGTCCTGGTGTTTTAATTTCACTAAACAAAAAGTGGAATTTGTTCACTAAGCCTACAAGCTTGTATGAAACTGCAGATCCATTATTTGGAACAAATGGAACACTTCGTTATACTATTACAGGTACTTAATTTATAAAATGTAACCTATGTTACCCATAGGTTACATTTATTTTCTTACTATGGATTTAGAATGCTTTATTAATCATATTGGAATTAAAAGCTGTGGAAATACTCCCAGTACCAGTGGCTCTTTTATAAATGAATTGCCAGGTATTACTTTTAAAATGATTGATAGTATTACCGACATAGAGCAACAAACTTTTGTTCAATTTTGGAATGATATACAAAAAACCGCCTTAAGAAAATTTACAAAAGAAGTAACCAGTCGTTTTACTAAGAAGTATGAAGGCTTTTGTTGCAGTGGTGATGAGTGTCAAATCGATTTTATAGTATGTACCAATATTGATTTATTTGAAGATGCTTGGATGTATTTGTTAGGTATAGAATTAATGATGGCAAGATTGTATTCTGATAGATTTAATAGATATACCACAATAGACAGAAACCAAGCAACTGAGTTAAAAGATTTTTATATGGTAGAGTTTGAAAAAAGTTTGAACCACGCCATAAAGTACATACCTAAAGATTTTATTGAAAAGTGTTATGAGTGCAGAAGCACAATAGACCACGTAGAAGTATTACCGTGATAAGAGTAAAAACAAATATTAGTGTCGTTTCTTCAAGTCTACTGAATAAAATTGCAGTGCTTAAAAATCCACAGCAGTTTCTTAGGCCAGTAGCTATTGATGCATTAGCACTAATGACAGAAAGAATACACGAAGAAGGTAAAGCTGCCGACGGAAGCCCAATTGGTACTTATAGTAATAACTATTTAAAGCTAAGGCAAGGCAAATACAAACGAAATGGCGATACTAAAATTACGGTTAGTCTTACACGACAGCTAGAAAATACCTGGAGTGTAATAGCTACTACCAATGGCTGGGGAATTGGGTTTACTAATGTAACTAATGCACAAAAATTAAAATGGGTAGAGGAACAAAAAAGTAAAAAGATTGGTGCTTTAACTACTAAGGAAAAAGAATATGCAATTACCAAATTAGAAAAAGTGATAAAAGAAGCATTAAGTAAATGAGTTATTTAAAAAAAATAGTAACACTTATTAATGATGGTTTAAACGAAGGTTTTTTAAACCAAAAGCTTTTTGTAAATAATAAAATAATTGGTATTGCTCAACTTTTACCACGTAGAGAAAACGACAAATTAGAGTTACTTCCTTGCTATGTAAGTAATAATGGAGATGCGCAATATGTTGGACCAGATGCGGATTATGATTACTTGGCTTACCATAGATGTTTAGGTATTACCGTAGCTAAAGCAAATGTAAATACTGGTTACGGAGATGCCAAAGGATATGATGCCAATAGTACAAGAATGAGTTATGTTGTTTTTTGTTGTAAAAATAAAATTGAAAAAAGTAACGATGAAATTGCCTTATTTATACAAGCGAATTTTATAGAAGCTTTGGAAAAAGAAAATTTACAAGACTTACAATTAAAAGCCTGTAATATAAAAATTACAGATATAGTCTTAAATGACTTGCAGGTGTTTAATGAAGAATTTCAAGGAGTGGAGTACTTTTTAAAACCTGAACAATTTCTATTAAAGGTGAATTACACCATTGAAAGTGCTTTTGATAAAAAGTGCTTTAAAAATTGTTGTGAATAAAAATTAAAAAAAATTATTTATTATGCCTATAGTAAATCCTTGTGCAGGAGATATATTAGACCCAAAATGCGACCCTTGTTTTGGCGAAGTAGAACACGGTAGAATCCGTGGAGGTGCTTATGTACATCATACATACAAAGCCGAATTCGAAGCTAAAATTATTGATTTACAAACTGCAGTTAATGCTGTACCTCAAGTTCCAGCTACAATTACAGCAGCTAGAACAGCTTTAAAAACTGCTTGGGATGCTGGAGTTACTGACAAAGTAATTTACGTGATTCCAGAAACTACAGGAACTTTCGACGGTGGTGCACCTGTTGAAGGTCCTGGTTATGGCGACCGTACTAGTCGTTTTATTGGCTTTACTTTTGGTTTGGCTTACAAAGATCCAAGCTTTAAGGCCAACACTGGTTTTTACAATACTATTAGTCGTTCTACTGGATGGCATTTTATATGGAGAACAGAAACGCTTACTAGAATTAGTAACAACCCTGTAACCATTGTTCATAAATCACCTGTTCAGGAAGATATGAATAGTGAAGTAGTATGGGAAGTTGAAATTAAGTGGAATGGTAAGGACCAACCAATTAGTTATACTGAAATGATAGAATTGTTTGTTTGCCCAAACTAGGAGGGGGTTCACCATCCCCATCTGGTTTAATTATCACTGAAATTTCAGAACCGATAATACAAGAAAATGGTGGTTATTTTATTCAAGAATAAACTTATAAAATGTCTGATTTAAAATTTAGCCAAATGGCTGGAGTTGGAGCTATAACTGGTAATGAACTACTACCATTGGTACAATCTGGAGGGAATGTTAAGGCAAATTTAAACCAATTAAAAAGATGGGCTTCCACACTTGGAAACCCATCTGCTATTTACAATGGCGCATTGCCACCAAATGATTTTTTCGGGTGGGCTGAATTTTCTGGATACCATACTCTTGTCGGTAAAACCATTAGCCTGGGCTCAAATTCTTTTCCGCAATTAGACCAAAATAGTGCTATTTATCCTATAAATCCTTTAAACTCTTTAGCTTGTGATTATGAACTAGAGTTAATTTTCAAAGCTTTTAATGGGCTGAAGTTAGGATTAGGCACTATAGGAAATCAAGCACTTAGCCCTGTTAGTAGCGTAGGTTATGCAACATTTTCAACAACACCTGCAACGAGTGGTATAATTTTGGATAATAGCATAATTGGAAGTGATTACGATAACACCTCATTAGGCTTCAACTATCAAGATGGCGATCTTTGTAAATTAACTTACAGGCAAGACAACGAAAAGTATGTAGTTGTTTTAGAAAATTTAATTAATAATACAAAGGTAGAAATTGGTGAAATTAATCCTTATGGTGATTTCACTATAACACAAGATTTTCAAAGCACTAGTGGTCAAGTATGTATAAGCCACTGTTCTGGACAATTTGAAATATTAAGCTTTAATTATGTAGAATTATTCACATCAAGCATTTGCTTTGTGGGAAATTCTATTACAGAAGGTTATGGAAGTGGTACAAGTAACGATTTCATTCAGCAATTGGAATCTATATATGGAATAAAGTTTAAAAAGTATGCTAAAGCAGGTGTCACTTCTACAGAAATTAAGAATAACTTAAGGCATATAATTGCGGGCAATTTTAACACAGTAGTATTAAATGGCATCTATTACAATGATGGCTTTGCTGGTATATCAATAGCTCAAACAAAAGCAAATATTACATCCATAATAACAAGCTTAAAAGCAGCAAATACTAAAGTAATTTTATGCACCACGCCATACAATGCATATGCAAGTAATCACAATACAATTAGAGATTGGATGATTGCCACTTACAGTACACTTCCAATGATTAGGATAGATTTAGCAATTAATAGTACAAATTTTACAACTTTAACAGCGGATGGGGCACACCCTAATACGGATGGGTATTATGAGATTGCAAGTTTGTTTGTTATTTATTTTGACAACAACCCTTTTGTACATCAATATGAATACGGCAATATTGTTTATAATAAAGACATTACACAAATTCCTGTTGGTATGTGGCAGGTTTTAAAAAATTTACCCGATGGAAAAGTTTTTATTGCAGCAAATGATGCTGGAGTAATTAAAAAAGTTGAGTTATTGTAAAGACACAAACACAACTTAAAAACCAAACAAAAATTATGATTTTTTTTAAAATAAAAGTCCACTTTTTACAAACAGTTGGTACCGGTTTCGAAATACCAGGCTGGGCAGAAAAAGTATCTGTTTTAGCAATACTAGCAGGGTTGGTTTATTACTTTAGCAAGCAACTTGACCAAATGAAGGAGCTAAGAGAGGAAGACAGAAAAGAGTTTGAGTTGAAACGGGAAGCCGATCGTAAAGAAATGGTTGCAATGCACGATAAGGCAATTGAAAGCATTAATAACAATACCAATGTTATGCAACGATTAATTGATAAAATTGATAACCAAAAAAATTAATTATGGAAAACACCATTGCTCATAAAAGCTATCATAATAAAATTATTGTTTTAATTGCAATTCTGTTTGCTTTACTTTTCTTATGCAGCTGCTCAAGGCCTAAATTTACCAAGTCAAATGATATTGTAAAAATTGATAGTATTTACATTAAGCAAATAGAAAGAGTAGAAGTATTTACAAAAGATACTATAATTACAACTCAATTGGATAGTGTACTTATTTTGGATACATTGTTTTTGCCAAAAGATTGTCCAACTGTAAAAGATAAATCTATTGAGCGGTACTCAAATAGTGGTAATACCAAGGCAACTATTAATTTAAAAAATGGCTTACTTTCTGTAAGGTGTGATAGCGATAGCTTAAAGATTTTAGTTACCAATTTAAGGCGTGAAATAAGCTTTACTAATAACGAGTTGTCCAAAGCCAAATTACACAATACCACTATTACTGTAGAAAAACCAGTACCGAAAATAAAGTATAAAATACCTTGGTGGGCCTGGTTGTGCCTAGCTTATACTTTGACATCATTATTTTACATTTTCAGAAAACCTATTATTTTACTTTTAAAAAAATTATTATGATTACAAGCCAAGAAGCACTTAAAAAATATGGTGCACCCGAAAAAGAAAGTTCGATGGTGGTGTGGGATATTCCGGCAGATATTAACGGTTCAATTCCAACCTTGCCTAATAGATTGTATTGTAATAAAGATATGATTCAACCATTAGAAAAAGCATTTAGAGCTATAATAGCTGCTAAATTACAAGGCGAAGTAAAAACTTTTGATGGGTGCTTTAATATTAGGAGCAAAAGAGGACAAAGTACGCAAAGTTTACATAGTTGGGGTATTGCTATTGATATTAATGCTGCTTGGAATGGATTTGGTGCAAAGCCTACAATGAGCAATGCTCTAGTGCAATGCTTTACCTATAATGGTTTTGATTGGGGTGGTACTTGGAGTAAACCAGACGGTATGCACTTCCAGTTGAAAAGTATTTAATTTTCTATGAAACAAATAAAACATCTAATAGTATTGCTGATTACAGCTCTAACTATTAGCGTTGGTACAGCTTCGGCTAGTCCACCGATAACCGAAAAAAGTAAAGTAGAATTTCTTACAGTATTTGCAAAACAAACTGTTGTAGATTATACCTATCATTTACAACCTGTTTTTAAAGCACCAATTAAATTAAAGCAAGACATTAGTTGCAAATTTAGTTGCTATAAAAAAGATGTAGAAGCTAGTAAAGGTTATAAAATGCATTATATATTCCAAAACCAATTACTTAAGCACTACACTTATTACCAAGGAATAAAAAGAAACTCAAAAAAACTGAAAAGCGATAAATTTATTAGCCGTCATAGGCGTTCGTAAAATTTCAGAATATAAAATATAAGTCCCTCACGAAATAAATTAATTAAATTGGGTTAGTTAGTTTGATAGTGGGGGATTTTTTTGTAAATAATCATCTATCTCTTTCTGTAGTAACTCATACCACTTCGCCTGATCGCTATAAAGAGCTTTGCTAGTATAGTTGCTGCTCACAAAATGCCAGGTGTTTTGTTTTCTGAATTTATATTTGTCGAAATAAAGCACCTTTTTTCCTCTAGTTAACTGGAATGTTTGTTTTACACGATTCTCATATATGCAAATTACTTTAAAGGTAAATTTACCTTCAGTATAATCTTTTCGTACCGTAATCGTAAATTCCTTTCTCAAAATTTCTTTTTTAAACAATTTAAAAGTAATTTACATTGTTTAGATAAGCAAAATAATTTAATACTGGAATTATAAAACTTAAAATGCTGATAATCAACAGCGGTTCGAATCCGCTCAGCTCCACTTAAGCCCTTTACCAGAGGGCTTTTTCGTGTACTTTCCTTTCTGGCACTAAATTTACTGTTTATAATTGTTCATAGTTGTTTTTGAAAATACTACATTTGTGTGGGTAATTTGTGTGGGAATGTGGGAATTTTAAAAACTTTATTATGGTAAATATTTTGATTGAATTAGACCGAAAAGCCGACAAGAATAACCTACAAAAGGTATTTATTAGAATAACGGAAAATAAAAAAAGTAAGTATATTGGGCTGCCCATTAAGGTTCATAAATCGCAATTCGATAAAGGAAAAATTATTAAGCATCCATTGTCTTATGATTATAATAAACTAATTGAACTACGTGTACTAGAATTGCAACAAGTTTCCATTAAAGCCGAATTGGACAATAAAAAAAATGTATTAGACATATTGAGTGGAAAAGCGGAAAAGCAACTTATTTTTAATTTATTTGCAGTAGAAGTGCTACGACGATTGGATGCTGGAAAAAAATTGAGTACTGTTAAAACTTGGGCTAGTCAACTTAATCAAATTAACCTCGACTTTCCAGGATTAAAGCTGCAAGAAATTACAACGGATTGGTTGTACAATTATGAATTGCGGTTGCGAAAAAAAGGCTTGATTAACGGCGGGATTAGAAAACGAATGCAATTCATAGCCAAAATTATAAATGAAGCAGAACGGCAGGAACTACTAAGAATTTCACCTTTTAAAGTATATCGTAAACCAACGGAGCAACCAGCACAAAAACAATGGCTAACCCACGAAGAGTTAAAGGTAATTATTGACTTGTCAAATGATGACAATTTTAGTAAATTACACTTAGTGGCTAACTGGTTTATCTTTTGTTGCTATACTGGTTTGCGCTATAGCGACATTGAAAACTTTGATTATAATAAATCTATTAATGAGGGCAGAATTATCTTATATACGCAAAAAACTGGCGAAGTGGTAAGCATTAAAATTAACGATCGGTTAAAAAATATATTGGAAAAAGTTTGTCCAAACGGAATAGCTATGAAAGTAATTACCAATCAAAAAGGTAATGAACACCTTAAGGCCATTGCAGCACATTGTGGTATAAATAAGCCGTTGAGTTGGCACGTTGCTAGGCATACTTTTGCAACACATTGTAGTATAGCTGGTATAGCACAGGAAGTAACGCAAAAATTACTTGGCCACAGTAATATTAAAACTACTGCCATTTATTATAAAATCGTAAATACTAGAATAGATAGCGAAATTGATAAACTAGGGTAGCTTTTTTTTAATTTCATCAAGTTTTTTAAAAACTAGGCTCAAGCTAAGTTCTTCCGAAATTGTTTTTGGTCCAATATTCAAAAACAACCAGTTTGCAGAATAATCAGCTTTTTTGCAGAGTAATAAACATTGATCAACGGTAGGTTTATTAGCGCCTTCCATTATCTTCCAAAGGCTCATATAGCTAATACCTACATAAGCTGCAACCTCTTTCATATTAATTAGTTCATTATCTGCCATAAGCAGTTTTATTCCAGCAATAAAGTTTTTTTGATACTGCAGCATTACATTAACCTAAAATTTATAACCTATTTTAAAAACAGAATAATTATCTGTTGTGGAAATTTTTATTTCTTCTACTCTGTAAGTAACGTTGTACACTACTGCTCTCGTTATAGTGTTGAATTGCACATTACGAAAACTATAAGAGATAAAAAAACCGTTACTTTTATTTTTTGGAGAAAAGCAAAATCCTGTTTCTATTCCATACATATTCTCACCCAATGCTCGCTGATAAATATTGTCAGAGGCATTAACTTTAGTAACGTGCTCATACTCCCAATTAAACTTACCTGCTAAAAGTCCTAGGAAAATATTTGATTTTTTTAATGGGAAAAAATATTTTATTTCTCCAAATACTGGAATAGCTTCATTTGTTTTTAAGTCATCAATTCTATAGCTTTCAACACCACCTACAATGCCTATATTTTTATTAAACATCAATCCAATATCTCCACCAAAGCCAATATACTTACCTTTTATTGTAGTGATGTTGGCATTACCAGTAATTCTAATTTTTTGCGCATTTGCATAATTGAATAATGTAAAAACCACATATAGTAATATTAATTTGTTCTTTAACATATAATTATATTTTAAGGTGTATAATTTGATTGTTTTTTTTCGTCTTAGCTCTTACCAAAACCAAAACTAAATGGCCAAAATAAAAAAAACTAAACTTTTTGTTTCTTTGAAAGTTCGGAAAAAAGCCTGTCAACTTCCGTATTCACTTCTTTTGAAAATTCGGAAATCTCTGCAACTAAAGAAGTTCCAAAAACTTTAGCCCTAACTTCGGCATCTTTAATATCACGAACATTAGCCCTAGCCATTAACTGGGTTAATTGCTCTTGCATAGTACTAATCTGCTTATTAATATCTACTTCTATAGTAAGCACCTCGTCTTTTTTGTACCCATATTTTACATCCTTTTCATTAACCACATTAGTCATTTGGTCTTCAAGTGGAACATTTTCCCTAATAAATATTTGTAATTTTTCAAAATCCTCTGCTTTTGGGACTATATTTCTCTGCTCCCATTTAGCTAGCCTATCTTTTGGAACACCTAATTTTTCCGCAAATTGCTGTTGACTTAATCCCCTTGAAAGCCTTATCTGTTTTATATTTAATCCATTTATTAACATATATGTGGAAAACTTTCAATGAAATAATTACATAAAAATTTTGCTATATGGACAAATGTCCATTATCTTTGGTCTATCAAAGTTACATAATAAAATGATAAAAGAAACAATTTTAGAAAAAATTAATAACCCTATTGACAGAACTGAAATAGCTAGACTATTAGGAAAGGGTGAAAATGCTATTTACTTAGCAATTCACAGAAGGGCAAAAATACTGACCAGTTTAGATTTTATGAGGGCTATATGTAAGGTAACAAACCTTACACAGGAAGAGATTTTAGAACCTGAAACTGTTGATGTATAATGAATTGGAAAGCGCAAAATATCATTAGTAAAGAAATTGGAATTAGCCGTACTAGCTTGTATTTATTGGCTAAAAACGGCATAATTGAAAAAAGGTATATAGGGAAAAAAGTGCTGTTCGATTATGATGTGTTGCAAGAGTTGATTAACAAAAATGCATTGACAGATTTTAAATTAAACCAAAAAAAAGTAGCCTAACTACTAATTAGACTACTCATAATTTTTTAACTAAAAAAAATATACTTGAATGGCAAATATACGAACTATTTCAATTACAGAAAAATCATTGACCAATTACCAAATGTGGCAATGGAATACCTACGGCTACATATTAGCTGCAAATGGTTACGATAAACTAGTTCCCCAAATTATAGCAACGGATAAAGATGTTACAATGCTTCCATCGGAGCATGAGGAACACGACTATGAGTTAATACATAAAGAATTGCAAGAAGAACAATTAATTATTAACCACGAATTGTTATCTGAAAAAATTTAAACCCCCATAAAAATGATACAAGAATTTAAGTTCAATTGCAATCTATTTGGCGAAAGGTTTGATGTAAAATATTTAGCTGAGTTTGATTATACAGATACAACACACGATGTTAAAAAAACATCGCTCAAAGCAATAGCTCCGATGTATAGTAGCACCAATGTATTGTGGCACTTAAACCAAGCAGCAGATGTATTAAATGAGGCTAAACGTATAATACATGAACGTGTACAACACGATGTGATACTTTTTATTACAAAAAAAGTACACTTTCAAGAGCAGGTTAGTGTTTACACTAATAAAGCATTATTAGGTTGGGGTGAGGATAGTTCCATAACAGAACAAAATTTTAAAAAAAACAATCCTTAATACTTATGAAAACCATTTTTCCACCAAACATACCAGCAATGCCTATGATTAGCATATTAGAAAAATATGCAAAAGCAAATGGTTTGCTCTTCAAAAGAACAGATTTTAATACCATAAAAAATGTGTATTTAATCTACAATTTAGATGCTAAAATTTTAAATTAAAAGATATGCATTTAATAATAATAATATTTTTTATAATAGTATTTATCTCGTTAGAGTGGAATTATACGGAGAAAGAAATTAAACGTAACGCTAGACTTAGAAAGCGTTATGGAAGAAAGAGGGTTTAATGGTTATGATATAGTTGATTATAAAGGCTCTTATGTCTATTCGGGCCTTTTTTTAAAATGAAAACGCAATCCGAAAACGAAAGCAACACAAAGCTAAACTGTAAAGTGGTAAGTACAGGTGTTGTAAGTAGGCAATAAATGAAGCCCTACATAAGTCGAATACCAAACGATACTCATATAGGGAGCTGGTAAAATGCTTTAGTAGCCAGCGGCAAACGAAAGTAAAGCTAGGAAGCCGAGTAAGGCACACAAGGCAACGACAAAGCGCATAGCCATTCAAAGATTACAATTAGTAATGGTTGTAATAGTTTGCAAAATTACTAGGCTGGTATACCCGAATGTATACCATTTTAAATAATAATTTTTTAACTAAAAAAAATAATAATATGAAGGAAATTACAACCAATAAGCTATCTCCAGAAATACTAGAAAAAGTAGTTTTAAATGGAGACCTAAGCGTTTTAGATCCAAAACAAAAAATGGACTACTACTCTTTGTTTTGCCAAAGAATCGGGCTAGATCCTATTACTAAACCATTTCAGATATTAAAATTAGATGGAAAAGAAATAATGTATGCAGACAGGGGGTGCGCAGCCCAGCTTAATAAAATTCATAAAATAAGCCATCAAATTGTAAGTAGTGAAGTTCAAGTAATAGATGGCAATAATTACTACAGGGTAACCTCTAGGGCATCTAATGAAGATAAGCAATTTTTGGAAAGCATATCTGTAGTTCCATTATTTAAAGAAGGTGGTGAGTGGAAGCAATCTGCTACAGGAAAAAAGTATTTTCAAAAAAACGGTCAGATAATTAATTACATAGGCGATGAATTGGCAAACGCAATGATGAAAGCAGAAACCAAAGCAAAGAGGAGAGCAACGTTGGATATTGTAGGATTGGGCATATTAGATGAAAGCGAAGCTTCAACAATTAGCGATGCACCTTTTGAAGTAGTTCCTAATAGAGAAAATGAACCACCACCACCGCCAATGACGGATAATGATAAGTTGTACCGAACCGCCACTGGCGACATAGAACTAATATGTACATTAATAGCCGATGCAACCGACTACCATCTGTTAAAAACATTCCAAGCTGTGAATGATAAATTTTTCAAAAGCAATGGCGAAATGAACGATAGGTTAAAAGAAAAATATACACAATTGAAAAAACAAGCAATCGAAAAGGCTGCATAAAAAACACAATTTAAATTATGGCAAAAATAAAAACAATAACCGTAAGTAATCTTAAAGCAATAAGTGATTTATCAATTGACTTTAAAGGATGCACTGCAATTATTACTGGCGGTAATAATAAAGGGAAATCTTCTTTTTTAAAATCCCTTAGCGACAGGCTAAGGGGTATAAAACCTGAAAAAATTGTAAAGCAAGGTGAAAAGGATGGCTACTATGAAATGGAATTAACCACTGGCGAAAAGTTTATGTGGTCATTTAATACCACTACAAAAGTTGGTGAAAAATTAACTTTTATTAGCGAAAGGAATATTCCAAGTGCAGTTACAAAAGAATTGAGTAAATACTATTTTCCTGAAATATTTGATGTAGATACTTTTTTGCAAAGCACTCCAAAAAAGCAAAAAGAAACTTTACAAAAACTAAGCGATATTGATTTTAGCGAATTTGATAAAGAGTATAGAAATGCTTTTGAGCAAAGAACTTTTTTAAATAAGCAATTAGCTGAAGATAAAGCAAAAGCGGAATTAATTAACCCATCAATAGGTGTTGAAATTACAAATACTGAAGCCCTTGAAATAGAATATGCAGGAATTGAAGCACACAATTTGCAACACAAAATACAAAGTGAAAAATTGCAAAATGCTATTGATGTTGTGGATGCCAATAGTGCCAAGATTGATGCTTTAATGTTAGAAATTCAAAAATATGGTGAAGAAAACGAAGCATTAAATATCAAAATTGAAGCTGCTAAATTATGGGTGAATGACGAAAAAAACAAACCAAAAAGCAGCGAGGTTGCACAAAATTTGAAAGCTAAAATTGAAGCTATAAAAGCAAACAACATTGCCATTGATCAAGATATTAAAATAAGAAAGGCAATTGAAAATGCAACGGCTGCGGATGTTGAGGTAAAGCGTTTAGATGCCTTAAAATTAGACACCATAAAAAATTCTACTTTACCAAATGGCTTTGGATTTAGTGAAGATGGAATTACGTATAATGGATTTGATTTTAATAGGGAGCAGCTCAGTAGTAGTGGGCTTTATATTGCCGCTCTTAAATTGGCTGCAATGGGCTTAGGCGAAGTTAAAACATTACACTTTGATGCTTCTTTTTTAGATAAAAATTCATTAGCAGAAATTGAAGTATGGGCCAAAGAAAATGATTTGCAATTACTAATAGAACGACCAGACTTTGAAGGTGGTGAAATAAAATATGAAATTTTAGAAAAATGAAAATTATGCAAGAAAAAGTAATCACATTTTTAATTGAAGATATACCCAACACAGATAAAAATAAGCAGCCTTATGGCTTTAAAGGTGATAAAGTAGAAGTAAACACCATAGATGGTGAAGGGTACTGTAAAGTAAAAAATTTAGTAAATAAAGAATTATTTACGATTCATAAAAATAAAACCAAATTAAATTAAAATGGAAGAAAACATTATTTCAATTAAAAAGGCGAAAATAGTAGATGAGCAATTCTTAGATGTGGAGTTTACTGAACGACTGCCAAACCACGCTGATAAAAAAGTAAAGCTTAGTTGTACGGTACCTGTGCACGACGATTTAAAATTAGCATTTGCCACTTTACACAAGCATCTAGCCATATTATGCGATGAAGTAGAAGTAGGTAAAAAAGAAAAGTTTGCCAATTTAGATTTTCCTTCTTTTGGAGCTAGAAGCTTTAGCATAGGAGGAAACGACGATAGTGAAGGTGTAACGATAAGTGGTTATAAAGTTGGTAAATATGGAATGGTTAATCTTAATACGCCATTCGTAAAATACGGAAATGACGAGTACCCTTTTACAAGTGAATTAGGCGAAAATATTCAAGCCTGTTTATATGAAGTTTCTGAATACTTATTTAACGGGAAGAAAGCACCAGACCTTCAAATAGAAATAGCTTTTCCAGAAGAAGAAAATAAATAAACAAAATGATTGATATAGTAGAACATAATGGTGGTTATAAAGTAAGCTTTCAGTATAAGCCTTACTTAGTAAGTGCTATTAAGCAAATACCTGGAGCAAAGTTCAATGGTGGTGATAAAACTTGGAACATTCCGATTGAAAGCGGAAATGCCTTAATTAATTGGAGTAAAAGTTTTCAAACTACATATAAAAAAACTACTATCGAAGTTGGTGAAATAGACCCATTACCAAATCTATCTATTGAAATTCCTTTATTAAGAGAATTGTTCCCGTATCAAAAAACTGGTGTTGCTTATGCATTGCATAAAAAGAAAGTAATAGTAGGCGATCAGCCAGGACTTGGTAAAACTGGCCAAGCCATTGCAACAAGTATAGGAGCAGCTGCAAAATGCATATTGGTTATTTGCCCGGCAACCATTAGAGAAAACTGGAAAAGAGAATTTAAAATATGGGCTGGCAAAGATGTTATGATATTGAATGATAGAGTTAAAAATACTTGGCACACCTTTTACAACGTAGGAATTTGTAATGTATTTATTTGCAATTATGAAAGTTTGAAAAAATATTTTGTAAAGGAAATAAACAAACCTGCGGATAAGCCATTAAGAATCAATCATATTGTTTTTAAAGAATCTATCAATTTATTTGATATGGTAATTGTGGATGAAGTGCACCGCTGCAAGGATGGTAAAACACAACAAGCAAAATTTGTAATGGGTATTGCTAAAGGTAAGGAGTATATACTGGCTCTTACTGGAACACCAGTAGTAAACAAGCCAATTGATTTAATTCCGCAATTGCATATACTTGGAAAGCTTGATGTATTTGGCGGTTATAAAGGATTTGTAGATAGATACTGCCAAGGATTTAACCAAGCAAGTAACTTAAAAGAATTGAATTATTTGTTGCACAAAAATTGTTTTTACCGTCGTGAAAAAACAGAGGTTTTAAAAGACTTGCCCGACAAAATGAGAAACATTTATAGGTGTGATATTACCAACAGAACAGAATACCAATTTGCCGAAAATAAGTTTAGGGAGTTCTTAGAAAGTAAAGGGGTAGATTCCATACAAATTGATAAGAGCCTAAGAGCAGAAGCATTGGTACAAATGATGCTACTTAAAAAATTAAGCGCTATTGGCAAAGTAAATGAGGTAGTAGAACAAATACGAGAGGTTATAGAAGCTGGCGAAAAAATTGTATTGTTTGCTTGGCATAAAGAAATTGTGTTAGCACTCAAAGCAGCTATTCCTGAAGCAGTTACCATTATAGGTGAAGATACAATGGACCAAAGGCAAAGGGCTGTAGATAGTTTTCAAAACGACCCAAAAGTGCAAGTAATTATTTGCAATATAAAAAGTGGCGGTGTAGGAATTACACTTACTGCATCTTCAAGGGTTGCATTCATTGAATTGCCTTGGCATCCTGCAGATTGCGAACAGTGTGAAGACAGGTGCCATAGGATAGGGCAAAAAGATAGTGTACAAATTACTTACTTTCTAGGACATAATACCGTTGACGAATATATATATGGAATTATTGATAAAAAAAGAGCAATAGTTAATCAGGTAACTGGTGCAGAAGATACTATAGAAACGAATGTAGTGGATGAATTTATAAATCTATTTATGACTAAAAAATAAAATTAAAAATGAACAAAATTATTGTAACAAGCGATGCCTTAAAAAAGTCGTTGAAAAGACTTGGTAATGCTATACACCCAAAACCAACTATTGCTATTTTAGATAGCATACTAATACAAACTAAAGTAAATAGTATGCGAATGATTGCTACCGATTTAGAAATTTCTATTTACGAAAATTGTGAATGCCAATGCGATGCAGAATTTAGTTTTTTAATTCCTTTTGGATTTTTAAGCAAAGTGGTAGGCTTAAGCAAAGGAATGCCTTTAGAAATTGAAGTTGGTGAAAAAGCAATTAAACTTGCTGCTGGCAGTGATACTTATGAAATTAAAGGAATAGTTTCCGTAGAAACTTTTCCAACATTGCAGCCGATAGCAACTGAAAACGGCTGCGAAATTGATGCTGCTTTCATATATTATTTGAAAGCAGCACAAACTACCATAAATACTGGTGGTGACGTAAATAATAAAGTAACTAAGGTTTTAATAGAAGTAAAAAAATCGGCCACAACTATAGCTAGTACTGACGGGCTTTACTGTGTGTTTAGTTACAAAGTAGAAAATGCCTTAGAAAACGAAAGCAATTTATTATTGCCAGATAAAGCTATTAAAGCATTAGATGGATTGGATAAAGTGAATATAGGCTGGGATGATAAAACATTTTCTTTTCAAAGTGAAAATACAACTATTGTTGTAACTCGTCCAACATACTCATTTGTAGATTTTAGGAAAATTTTCCCATTAGATTGGCCAAGCAATTTAATAGTTGATAGAGAAATATTAATAGCCGCTTTAGAAAAGTGTTGCATTAATAGCGACCCTTATAAATTAACAACACTGGATTTAAGCAAACCAAAATCGGTTGTAATGGTTTCTAAAGATAAGGATTATAACATAAACATTCAAGCCAATCTAAATACTACCTATTCAGGATCAGTAAAAAAAGTAAGTTTTAATGCCGAAAAGATGTTAAAACTTATGCATCAAATAAAAATGCCTACAGTTGAATTAGCTATCAATGATGAAACACGACCCATTGTATTTAGGTCCCCAGAAGATAAAAACTACGAAGCTTTATTAATGACTATAAAAAACTAAATAAATGACTACACAAGAAATTTTACAAAAATGCGCCATTCAAGGAAAACTAGTAAAACTACCAGATGTGCAACTAGATAGAAAAGATTATTTGGAAGTAAAAAAAGCACTAGAATTAATTGGTGGTAAATGGAAGGGCGGTAAAACTATGGGATTTTTATTTGAAACGCATCCTACAGCATTGTTAAAAAAACTTTGCGAAGGAGAAAAAGTAAATCTTAAAAAAGAGTTTCAATTTTTTGCTACTCCAGCAGCATTAGCCGATAAGATGTGTGAGAAATTATCTAAACGGTTAAATGATGGGTATAAAATACTAGAACCTAGTGCAGGCGATGGTGCACTTGTAAAAGCTATTCAACGTTATTATGGATTTAGTGTTGAAGTAGATTGTTTTGAAAAGATGGAATTAAACTATATGAAGTTAGCTAAATTGGAAGGCGTTCATTTTGTCGGAGATGATTTTTTATTGGCTGATGATGACGTTAATAATAATTACGATATTATTATTGCAAATCCACCTTTTAGTAAAAATCAAGATATTTTACATATCTGTAAAATGTATAATTGCCTAAGGCCCGGAGGTATTTTAGTAACACTTTCTAGTTGTAGTTGGGAAAATGATTCCCAAAAAATAAGAAAAGAGTTCACTACATTTTTAAGTGATATAGATGCTTATGTTGAACATGTAGAAGAGGGAACTTTTAAAGAAAGTGGAACTATGGTGCCAACCAAGTTATTAACCATAGTAAAGCCAATAAGAGACGTGCTAGTGCCTGAATTAATTGCAAAAAAATTAGAAGATTATAGTACAGAACTAGGAGCTATTAATAATAACGAGCTGAACGATTCTGATGGTGGTGATTTTCTTGATATGATGCTACTGAATGTTAAAAATGACGTTAGCAAGGCCCAAGCAAAAATTAGTGAATTTGAAACAGAATTAAATGAAAGTATACCAATTAGTGAATTTCCGGGCTGTAGTTTTTTCTGTTATCTATACGAAAATCTGATTGGCGTAGATGTAACAATAAACATCAAAAGAATTGGAGAAAGCCTAAAAGTAGCAGTACTCCCAAATATTGTAAAAGGAATAAAACCAGTTGTATTAGAAGGAAATTTTTTAGAGCTCGACGAAGGATTTTTAGAAGCAATTTATTTGCCACTAAAAGAAGCAACTGGCCTTAAAGTAGAATTAAGCGACTATAAAAAAAGTATAGAAGCTGCCAAAAAAGATAATGTGGAAGATAGTGGTGGGGATGATGATAAAGAAGTAAAGAAGGCTTTTGAAAAATCGTTTAAAAAACTAGACAAGAAAAAAAGTAAAGCGGTAAAAAAATTACCAACACCAATGTTTGAAGATCAATAAAAAAATAAATTATGGCATTACAAACCGAAAGCCTTAAAAGGCAATTCAAATTCAAAAAAAGTGGTAATTGGATTACATTAGAAGATCCTAATATTGCCTATACTCCAGAAGAAGTGTTAGTACACTATAGTGTACAATATCCAGAGTTGACTACAGCAACTTTAGACGAGCCGAAAATAGATGGTAATAAAGCAATTTATGAAATTACCACTACTGTAGGCGATAAAGGGTAATAATATGGAAAAAGTTAAAAAACCAAAATGTCACAAATTTTCAATACAAGAACTACACAAAAATCTAGGCGTAATATTCCTAGAAGAGTTGCCCGAAAGGGACCAGGATGCGGCAGAAATAATAATGGAAACAAAGGAGCGGGTACAGCTGCTACCACCGTTGCAAATTCCATATTTAGACTAAGATTAAAGTCTATACCTGGTGTAGTATGTAAGGAAAAACAATTGGGGAAAAATTTGGATAAGGAGCATAATTATGAGGTAATGTATGCCTATTTATTTAGTTGCTTTCAAAAGGCATTAGAGCTTTTGAAAAAAGAAAAATCATCCTTTAATCCCTATCATAATGGAATGAGCTTAAGCCAGTCGTTATACTATATAACCAATGCTTTTAAAAATAATATAGTTCCTGAAGGCTTTGAATTAGATGTAAACTATAATGAGGATAATGGCTACTATTTTACTATTTGGAAGGATGTTGCGTTTAATGAATTTTGGCACTATATAAATGTAAACGATGTGTATTGCCAACTTGTAGAAAGCAAAGAAACGGTATTGCTTAATTGCTATATGAAGGCAATAAAAATATTGACAAATTTAGGATTTAATACGTGGTGGTATGGTGGTATGATGGCTTACGAATACTTACTCGAAGATCAAATAAGTATTGAAGATTATTTGGAAAACACTTATGAGGATGATGTGGAAGGAAAGGAATTAAAGAGAAAAGAAATTGAAGGGATAAAAGACTATTATACTAGTGGATTGCCCTATAAGTTTAGGAAGCGGTTGGAAAAAACTACGGGAAGAGGTGTTGCAGCATATAAAAATTGTTTAGAAAAACTAGATAGTAATAACCCTTTAGTTAGGTGGATGCTTTTAGTTGTGGATTTAATAAATTATAACCAACACATAGATAATTACAATTATGAAGAGGGAATGGAAGAATATAGCGACGATGGATATTTAAGATTAGATAATATGTTTAGCATAATATGGTCTGACCGTGATATTGTGTTTGATACATCAGTAGAATGGATGGATTCGGAAGCTACCAGTTTAGGAACACAACCAGCAGTTATTAACTACTCGGTTAAAAAAAGTTGTAAAGAAATACCAATTGAAAAGTTAATAAAAAGCTTGGATTGGTTACAAAAGATAAATATTGTATTCCACAGATACCAAGACGCTTTGAAACTTATATTAAAAGATTAAAACAATGAATGAACTAACACATAATTTAATTACTGATTATAAACCGAAAGTTTTAATTACTGTGTATTATGGCTCTAGCGATGACTTTTACTTGGAAAGTCACCTTGTAAAAGAGGACGGAAGTATAGCTGCTGGCCGTCCATTACAGCAAGAAACGATACAAAAAATGGTAGACACTTTTTTAATAAAAGATACTAAGGAGCGGCAAATAACAGGACTAATGCCGGGCAACTTATTATATTATAAAAACTTACCTGGCGGCAGGTATAAGATGATATGGCATAGGCCAATGGAGCAAAGAGTATTACATCACGCTAGTGAGTTGAAAATACCTACTGGAAAAGCTATGGTACCGCCATTATTATATGTAGTTAGCGAAAAGAAATTAAGCTTGTTTGCTCTTTCTAGTAATGATAGGCCCAATGAAGTAACTAAACTATATGAAGCGCCTTTCTTCAATATATATGATAGTGGTGGGGTATGCCTTGGTAATGCAAAAGTTAAGCAGCCGTTGAATAATTACGCTAGTATAATGCGGTATTGGGAAGATTTATTTTGGTTGAGCAATTTTACTCATATAAACGGTAAGGAAAAACTAAAGGTGGATATGAAGCAATACTGGACCAATGCGATTAAGTTAAAAAGAAAAAATGCCTTTTCCTTAGGAAATTTAATTACTATAAAAAACAAAAACTTAAAAACAATAATTAATGAACGAAAGTAAGATACATTATGGTCCTAAATATTTTATAAATCCAGCGCATAGAATAACGATAGACTTGGTTGGGCTTGGCGGTACTGGAAGTAGAGTGCTTAATGAGTTGGCCAGAATGAATGCTGCTTTACTAGGATTAGGCAAACCTGGGTTATTTGTTAGGTGTTGGGATGCAGATATTGTAGAAGAAGCTAATGTAGGTCGTGGCACATTCAGTGCTGCAGATATTGGAGAATATAAAGCTAACATACTTGTAACTAGGGTTAATCGTCATTTTGGTACAGATTGGGATAGTAATTTAATGAACTACAAAGGCAATAAGGCGAGTAATATTTTGATAACCTGTGTAGACACGATAAAGGCTAGAGTAAGTATAGGAAGTACAATAGAAAAAAAACAAGGAAAAGTTGATCCGTTTGACCAGTTATATTATTGGTTAGATTTTGGTAACCTACAAAAAACTGGTCAAGTAATTCTTGGTACCAACGGCAATATAAATCAGCCAAAAATTAAAGGTGTAAAAGGGAGATTAAAAAATGTTATTGCTACTTTCCCTCACCTCAAAAAAGTAAAGAAAGAAAGTAATGCGCCCAGCTGTAGTATGGCGGAAGCTTTGGATAAACAGGATTTATTTATTAATGGAATTTTAGCACAGTTTGGGTGTCATTTAATTTGGCAACTTCTAAAGGTCGGTTATATAAAAAATCGTGGTGCTTATGTTAATTTAGAAAATCTGATTGTAAACCCTATAAAAATAAAATAATGGATTTAGCCTACAATATAGCAAATACACTTTTGAATGGTGGAACGATGGTTAAGAATGGGAAGTATGGCTATAGAATTAGAGACCGTAATATTAACCCAGTAGAAAAAGTAAGTTCTAAATATGGGTATTATTTAAAACTATATGCACTAAAAGAGGATAAAAAGCAAAAAGGTGTGTATGTGGTTAGTTTACAAAAAGTGAGGAAATTAAGTGGACATACGGCGTTTAAAAAGTGTTATAAAAAACAATTAAAAAGCAAAAAAGATGGAATACCAACAGTTATTACAACAATATAATACCTTAGTTCAATACCATAATGAGCTAAAAAGCAAGGTTGTGGAATTAAGAAAAGCACAAAAGAAATATTACTCTATTAGTAAGAATGATTTTGCACAAAAGAATGAAGCTTTAGCAATTAGTAAGAGGTTGGAAAAGGAATTAGATTTTTTTTTAAATCCCCCAGTAATTGCACAACAAAATTTATTTAATAACGAATACTTAGGAAGATAATAATATGGCAAGACCTATAAAAGAAGGGTTGGAATATTTTCCGCTGAATGTGGATTTTTTTGACGATGATAAAATACAATTGATTGACGCTGAATTTTATGAAAAAGGGTGCTTGATAGTAATAAAATTAATGTGTAAGATTTATAAAGAAAATGGCTACTATTACCAATGGGGTGATGATCAGTGTTTGCTATTCGCTAAGAGTGCAGGTACTGGTATTGGTCCAGGATTAGTAAAGGAAGTTATAGCTGGGTTGGTTAGGCGTTCGTTTTTTGACAAACGGGTGTATGACAGGTTCGGCATTTTAACTTCATTTGGGATTCAAAAAAGATATTTTGAAGCTACAAAAAAAAGGCAAAGCGTTACAGTTTTTGAAGAATTTTTAGTTAATGTAGACATTAACTCCATTAATGACAACATTAACTTAGTTAATTACTGCAATAATACACAAAGTAAAGTAAAGGAAAGTAAAGGAAAGGAAAGTAAAGGATTCACTCACACCGATGAAGAAATTTTAAAATTTACTGAATTTGAAATTTGGTTAAAAAAATATGCTCCTAGAGTACAGCAAATGAAGCAGCCCTTAACTATTGAAGAATATTTTAAATTGAAAAAAGTATTAGATGGAAAAGTTATGAAAGATTTACTTTTTTCAATGCAAAATTATGTTCCACTCCACAAAAAAAGTTTATCTGCTTACCGAACAATTTTAAAGTGGAGTAAAAATAATTTCTCCAATAAAAAAAATGACGAATCTCCTAAAATGGAAGATTCGGACCCAGAAACTCTTAAAAAACTAGGACTAAAAGAATAATATGGACTTAACAAACTTAAATATCGATCGAAAAACAAGAAGAAAGCCAGTTGTTGATTTTAATGCAATTCAATATGGCAAAGTTCCACCACAAGCAAGGGAAATGGAAGAAGCTGTGCTAGGTGCTATTATGCTCGAAAAAAATGCTTTGGATAATGTAGTGGATTTTTTAAAAGCAGAATGTTTTTATGTAGATGCACACCAAAAAGTATATGAATCCATATTGAGGCTTAATGAAAAAAACCAACCAATTGATATAAGAACTGTAGTAGAAGAGCTTAGGAAAAGCGAAGATTTAGAGGTTGTAGGTGGTGCCTATTATATAACCAAACTAACTAATACCGTTGTAAGCACTGCCAACTTAGAAGCACACGCCAGAATTGTATTACAAAAATTTATTCAGCGAGAAATAATTCGAACTTGTGGCGAAATTTTAACAGAGGCTTTTGAAGACAGGTCCGATGCCTTAGAGTTGCTTGACTATGCAGAAAAGCAAATATTGCAAATTGGGCAAAATAATGTGAAAGGCGACATGGTAGATATGAGTGCTGTTTTAATTAATGCTTTAAAAAACATAGAAGAAAATAAAGCAAAAGGGAGTTTAATAACTGGTGTGCCTACTGGCTTTCCAAAGTTAGATAATGCAACCAGAGGTTGGCAGCCTGGCGATTTAATTATATTAGCTGCTAGGCCATCTGTAGGTAAAACAGCTATTGCACTCAACATAGCTAATGCAGCTGCTAATTATATTAAAAACGATTTGCAGAATAAAGGCAGCGTTGCGGTTTTTAGCTTAGAAATGAAAAGTGTAGCGATTGGAATACGTTTGTTGAGTTCGGAAAGTAAAATTCCTATGGAAAAATTACAAACTGGTCAACTTACTGACGAAGAAATGCGACAACTAATGGTAAGGGGTTTTAATCAATTGGACAGCAGCAAATTGTTTTTTGACGACAGTAGTACGATTACTTTACGATCGCTTAGCAGCAAGTGTAGAAAATTAAAAAAGAAAATTGGCTTACAGCTTATAATAATCGATTACTTACAACTAATGAGTAGCGACAATAAGTTTGGTAATAGAGAGCAAGAAATTAGCACTATTAGTAGGGGATTAAAAAATTTAGCTCAAGAATTAAATGTGCCAATTATTGCCCTTTCCCAATTAAGTAGGGAAATTACAAAAAGTATGAGTTTTGAAGTGGGACCGCCAATAACTGCATTGAGAGAATCTGGAGCAATAGAACAGGATGCAGATATGGTGTTAATGTTATGGGGTCCAACTGAAGAAGAAATTCTTAAAGACTCAACATTAATAAATAGAAGAAAGGCTAGAATTGTGAAGCAAAGAAACGGAAAACTAAAATTAATTGAATTGGTTTTAGAAGGCGATATACAACTGTTTAAACAGTTGGAAGAAAATGAAAATTACGATGTTGCAAAAAGTAGTTGGAAAAAAATAGAAAAAATAGAAAAAGTTAGTATAGAAAATGAAGAGGATATGCCTTTTTAAAAAAAAAGTACATTATGGAAGCATTCCGAAAAAAAGCAATGGAAGTTCATCCCGATAAAGGCGGTACTTCTGAAATGTTTAACCGTGTCCAAACCGCATATCAACAGGGTATGTCCAACTTAGCAGGGTGATAGCATTTGCATTTACGTTTTTGGGCTTGCCGAAGTGGTGGAATAGAAAGCACAGATGCTCAATTTACCACAAAAGCCAATAGGAACTACAAAAGTTCAATTCAGTACTACTGCCACCATTTTGGCAAACCCTTGTTAACGGTAGTACGGTAATTTTATCAGGGTTTGTCGCACTAAAAAAAAATAAAAATGCGTCAAGTAAAATTTAAAAAATGGATTCCAATTGAAACAATAAAACAAGTTGGAACAAACAATGAGCAAAAAGTAGTAGGTACTGGTTGCTGGGAAAAAGAATTTTCAAGAGTTGGTAAATTCCATCAATGGGGTTTAGCAATGGAAGATACAGGCGAAACAGTAGCAAGTTATTCTATTGGACTTATTGAAGATGAAAATGGTGTAGTTAATGAAATTATTCCTTCACATTTAATATTTATAGACTAATGACAAAGAAAGAATTTTCAAAACAAGTATTTGAGTTAGTTGCAAATGCAATTGAAGAACAAAAGTCGGACAATGAAATAATTGACGATTTAGAAATATTCCTTGACACATTAGAGCCAAGAGATAGAGAACAATTTTCAAAATGGGGCTATCCAAATGTTCAAACTGATGCTTCAAAGTGTTGGGTGTAGTATTACCGCTAACGTTTTCGGCTTGGCGATGTTGCCGAAACTGATGCCAAATTGAAAAACAAAAGTTGAAGTTACAATGTCAAGACAAATTTAAAAACGTCACGGCAATATTGCCAA